AACAGATTCAGCTCATGAATCGCGTAGATCATCTGGTGGGGTGGACTGTGGTCGCAGCCGCTGTGACGTGGTACCTTCTTGCGACGCGGAAAGGTTAGGAAATTTCAAAAGGGTAAATGTTCCAAAGTTATTGATAAAAATTGACCCAAAACATAAAAAGGGTGTGTACCCTTTTTTAAGATTGCGTCACTTTAGATGCGATGAAGTAAAAATGATGTCTAGTCCTCGTGAGAGGTCTAAAGGTACCAAATCCTATTAAGTTAAGATAACCGATGACCAAATATGAACGCATCTCTGCCCGTGAACATATACTTTTACGCCCAGACACATACGTGGGATCAGTCGCTACTGACACTTCCTCCTATTGGATTCGAGACGGGAACCATTTCGTCATTTCTCAGCTTTCTATTGCACCTGCACTGGTGAAGATATTTGATGAGGTCCTTGTAAATGCTATAGACGCTCACAGCACACACCCCAAGAAGGTTTCAAAGATTGAGGTCACAGTGTCCAATGACGGATCAATTTTGATTGAAAATTCAGGAGTATCTATCCCCATCAAAAAACACGAAACTGAGAAAAATGCCGATGGGACGGCAATCTGGATTCCAGAAATGATTCCCGGAAAACTACTCACGAGCTCAAATTTTGATGATAATGAGCAGAGGGTCACTGGTGGTCGTAACGGCTACGGAGCCAAATTGGCAAATGTTTTTTCAAAAAAGTTTTGGGTGGTAATATCCGACGGCAAGAAGGTCTACAGGCAGACGTGGCACGATAACATGAGCCGGTGCGAACCTCCAATCATCGAGACTGGTGTTAATCCTGTAAGTGTCAGTATTGGTATGATTCCTGATTGGCCCAGATTTGGAGGAATTGGAGATTTCAAAAAGGTTGCAGAGAAACGCGCGTGGGATGCGGCAATGTGGTGCTCCAAGGCGAAAATTATTTTCAATTCAAAATTGCTGGAGGTCAAGAACCTCCAAGAGTACGCACAGATGCACTTGGGTGACGCGCCGATCGCCAAGATGCATACCGAGAACTTCGACATTGTAGTGGGTCATTCCAAAAGTGGAGGGTTCCAGCAGTGTTCTTGGGTCAATGGCATCGCAACCACCAAGGGTGGAACTCACGTCGATAAGATTACCAAGGCCCTAGTGGATGAGATTACTAAGGACAAGAGATGTGCGACCCTCAAGCCGGCACAGGTCAAAGCGTCTCTCTTTGTGTTTGTACGGTCTGTGGTTATCAACCCAACCTTTTCTAGTCAAACAAAATCTGAATGCACTTCTAAAATTACGGAAGTGATTGATTTGAAACCAAAATTCGTCAAGGACGTCATGGCGTCGGGCGTCCTGGACGACTTAATGTCAAGGGGGAGCAACCTGGTCGATAAGGAACTGAAGAAAACAGACGGCTCTAAGAAGAACCGCATCACGGGTATCCCCAAGCTTGACGATGCTAACTGGGCAGGAACACATAAGAGTCACGAGTGCACCCTTATTGTGACTGAGGGCGACTCTGCAAAAGCCCTTGCCATTTCTGGATTGAGTGTTGTAGGCCGCAACGCGTTCGGTGTGTTTCCACTCCGGGGAAAGCCTCGTAACGTTCGTGATGCTACTGTAAAACAGGTGACTGAAAATGAAGAATTTTCCAACTTGAAGAAGATCCTCGGGCTCCAGCATGGTAAGGTTTATACATCTCTCCGCGACCTACGATACGGCCGTCTGATGATCATGACTGACGCGGACCTGGACGGGGCCCATATCAAGGGGTTATTGTTAAATATGTTCCACGTATATTGGCCTCAATTGATTGAGCTTGGCTTCATTGTGAGCATGGTCACACCCGTCATCAAGGCGGGCAAGGTGTGGTACTTTACGGAGGAGGAGTTCAGGGCTGCACAGGAGGCTGGGCGGATAGTTTCCTCCGGAAACGTCAAGTACTACAAGGGTCTGGGCACCTCCACGTCAGCAGAGGCCAAAGAGTACTTCCAGAAGATTGATCAATTGACCGTAGCCTTTGGGGCCGACCCCACCATGAACGAATCCATGACCTTGGCCTTCTCCAAAGCCCAAGCAGATGACCGCAAGGGGTGGCTGACGAATCATATGGCGGCCCCTCCCGCGGGAATTCCATATGGGCACATCAAGGCCCTTCCCGTCACGGACTTTGTGCATCGCGACCTGGCAAACTTTAGCGCAGAGGACATCAAACGTTCGATTCCCCACGTGGTGGATGGTTTGAAACCGTCCCAGCGCAAGGTGATCTACGCCTGCCTCAAGAAGAACCTGACGACAGACATGAAGGTGGCGCAGTTGGCTGGATACATCGCGGAGCAGACGGCATATCACCACGGCGAGGCGAGTCTACAGGGCACGATTGTGAATCTGGCTCAGAATTTCATGGGCGCCAACAACCTCAACCTCCTCGAGCCCTCTGGACAGTTTGGAACCCGTCTGGCTGGTGGCAAGGATGCAGCCAGCTCCCGTTACATCTTCACGCGTCTGAGTCCGCAGACGCGCAAGATCTTCGACCCCGCTGACAATTTCGTTCTGAAATACGCGATGGATGACGGGCAGCAGGTTGAGCCGGAGTTTTACACGCCGATTGTGCCGATGATTTTGGTGAACGGCGCGGAGGGCATCGGTACCGGATTCAGCTGCTACGTACCGCCGTACGACATAGAAATCGTCAAGCACAACATCCAGTGCGCACTTGACCAGGTGGCGATGGTCCCCATGGTGCCTCACTTCAAGGGATTCAAGGGCAAGGTGACCAAGACCAAAGATCACACGTGGGTCCTGGAGGGGGTGGTTCAAGCCGAGGGGGGGTCTCGGTGGCACGTTACGGAGCTGCCACCCGGCAAGTGGATTCAGGATTTCAAGGAGCACCTGGATTATCTGGTCGAGAAGGGCACGATCCAAAAGTACGAGAATCACTCGACTGAGACCAACCCTGACTTTTTCATCTGGGGTGGAATCTCGGGCGCGTGGGAAGACCCCGCCAGGGAGCTGGGCCTCGTGCGCACCATCCACACCTCGAACATGCACCTGATTGGCCCGAACGGGGCGGTCAAAAAGTACAATAGCCCCGAGGAGATTCTCGTGGACTATCTGGAGGTGCGACTAGCCATGTACAAGAAACGCAAGGCTTGGCAGCTCAAGCAGCTCGAGGCGGAGGTGAATTGGCTTTCGGAAAAGGCTCGGTTTATTCGCGACGTGGCGGTGACCCCACGTCTACACGTCTTCAATGTGCCGCTAGAACAGATTCACTTTCAGCTTCGGCGGGAAAAGTACGACGAGGCGTTGTGGCCCAAGCTCATGGACATCAAGACGTATCAGTACACGAAGGAGGAGGTGGCGAAGCTCGAAGCGCTCTGTACAGCCAAACGCCAAGAGCACGCGCAGCTGAAGGCGCTGACTGTGGTACAGATGTGGAAAAATAACCTACGTGAAATCTAGAGATGGCTGAGCAAGTGCTTGACCTCGAACGCAAGGCTATACCACCTGTTCTTGATTTTTTCAAAAACAAACTTCCAGATGCTTTTGATAAAGCCTTTAATTTTGGAAAAGGTGATAAAAAGGGGGTGGCCGCCCCGCCACCCGTCGAGCCCGCACCCGTCCAAGGCGTGAACATTGTTTTGTCCCCCATAGAGATTAATGGCTTCTATTTATTGTCAGGCAACAATTACGTCACCTTTTACGTCACAACACTCAACCAGAAGAGAGAGTACATCAAAGAAGGCTGGACGGCGACTGGCATAACAGGTCTGAGTGGCCAACTCGCTGTGATGGCCGAAGGCGCCGACTTCAACTTGGACATGGGTTCACGAACGGCTCCAATTTCAGGTAATAGTTCTGAACCTTATATTTGGTCGTTCAGGATTCAGTCGGACACGGAACAGGCCATAGCACCTTATCAGGCCGTCACGGGCGCAGTTCTTTATCCACCTGGACAGATTGATTACACGGCTATGAAGCGACAAGGAACGATCAATGGCAATTATATCGTCGCACAGAACATCCTTCAGTTTAACTTTACAGACACGCCTCCTAGCGGGTTCGCACCCGGATGGACCGTCGAGAACCTCATAGGGCTCGAGCCCAAGTTTAGGGTCGTTTCGTATACGGATGAATCGAGATACGTGACCGCACCCAAAACCTTTTCAGCCGACAGCGGAACTAGTTTTCAGGTATCCGGATTTGCGATTCTAGAGCCTCTGGATGGTACCGTCCCCGAAAACACGTCCAAACCAAACAAAAGTACAGGTCTCGTCAAGGAACCTGGGTTCTTGAGCACCTTCGTTCCCGCCAAGTTTACGAATTTTGAAACGGAAGCGTCAACACAGAAATTTAACATAGAAATCAACGAAAGCATACGCGGCGGCACATCGACGTTTCAGCTCAGAGACTTGAACACCGGCTTCAAATATGAGACTCCTGAAACTGGCCCTTTTGAAGATGTGAAAGGCCGTGGATTCAGCTCGGGTTCTGTGATGGCTCTCCACGCCATAGGGCCCCAAGAAGATCATCTTCTCTTGGAAGATTTCACAAAGTCACAGTGGAACCCTGATTTCAAGAGATACACAAACTCTGTGATGTATCAGCGCGTCATTCCCTTCCCACCGCCCAACCCTTCGTATCAGAATCAGACTATTCAGTTGGAGCTCTTACCCACCGAGCTTGGCCACCTCCTGTCGAACATGTATCTCAAGGTGACTATGCCCGCTTTGCCCGGCGGTGCGCAGTATTCTGCTCAGCTTGGGCGCGCTCTCATAAAGCAGGTGGATCTCCTCGTCAACGAGACCGTCATCGAGACCCTCTACGACGATTGGTACATCATCCGTGATCAACTGTTTCTGGATGCCGATGAGCAAACGGGAATGTTCCAGGCTGTCGGTGGCTCAAACATCAACTCCCAGGTCGCGACGGACTATATCATCCCCCTCGAGTTCTTTTTTTGCCGCCGCAAGTCTCATAACGGCCATGACGACGAGCGCCTCCGTCGTCCTTACTTCCCCCTCTGCGCAATGTGGAACCAGCGTCTGTACGTACGGTTCACCTTCCAGCCAAACACATGGTGGTGTAACGTGGCCGCCCCACACACGACCGACTTGGTGCTTCCCAAACTCGTGACTGAAGAAATTTTGCTCGAAAATGCGGAAAAGCTGTACTACACCAACACACCCCTCAAGTACATCGTCAATCGCGTCAAGAGAGAGTCGACCCTCACATTCTCGGCCGGAAATCCCCAGCTCCAGCTCACCGCCTCCTTCCCCGTCCAAACACTCGCATGGTTCTTTAGGAACAAGAATTACGAAGATGTTTCTTCAGGTCTTTATTCAGATTCGCGCTATAACTACGGCTACACGACCCAGTACATTCAGACGGGCGTTCAGCTCAACTTCCCCTCGGGCGTCTCCAACTACGTCGACGTTATCGATACTGCCAAGATTACACTTAACAACGTTGATATTCTGAGCACGTTCCAAGGGTCGTTGTACTACACGTTCAAACAACCTTTGGAGCATGGTATTTCAATTCCTTCAAAGAGTATATATAGTTATTCGTTTGGACTCACCCCCAAGGAATACAACCAGGGCGGCTACCTTAATTTTTCAAAGTTAAATTCGCAAACCACGACGCTGTCCCTTGTGTTCAACCCGAGCTATGCAACGCAGATTTCACAGGGATACAATCTATACATGTTTTATTATGGTTACACCCTTCTAGAGTTTCAGGGTGGATTTGCTCGTCTTCCTTATGTTTGATAGATGGGACCTTCTCAAGGTATTCTATGATGCCATTCTGGATACACCACTTCAGGAAATTGAGCTGTGCGCACGTCGTCGTGAACCCGTGGAACTCGACCCGCTCCGTCCGGCAAAAGGGGTCGAACAGTTTCTTACTGTATCCATCCAGACTCGACTTGTAGGCTACGTGAACCGTGAACATCTTGCCGGTCGGCGTGGTGTAGGTCACGTGGTTCGCCTTGGCGTAATTCGTCACGAACCACTCGAGTTTGCGGAGGGATATGCCCTTGCGGTGGCCCAGAATATCGTGAAGTTTCTCACGATTCTCTGGTACATCAAAAAATTTAGAGAGGCTCGTCAGTAGCAACTCCGACTTGCTCATTGCTTTTTAGAGCTCTCAAATCTCTAACTAAACTTCCCACGGCGCCTTGACCCTCTCGACCAACTTGGGAACCGGTTTAGGAACTTGACACTGATGGAACCCACAGTACCCGTTTTCAGTCGGTTGCTTGAGACACCGCTTCTTGCTTTTCAGAATTCCTTTACAAAATACACACTCTATAGCCGACGTGTCTTTCACGAGTTGCTCTATAGGCAGCTGATACGTCCGGGCCACAAAGTCGAGCACGACGGACATTCTAAGACCGACCCGACGTGACACCTCCTCTTCAATCAGTTGGAGAATCTGCTGCTCCATTTAACTTGTCTTTTCAGCGCTCACTGGGTTTATGTAGCCTTTTTGGAAAACATGGTCAGGAACGCCTTGCGCGCCGCAACCTCGGTTGTGCTCTCCGTCTTGGCCATGAATTTCTTGTCGAAAATCAAGTCGGCGCTCACGAGCGGCTCAAGGAGATCCTGTACCGGCTTTTTGAACTGGTTCGTGAAATAGTACTGGAAATCAAGCGGTACATTCTTTTCACGAACCCACGCGGGGTCCTCCGCCTTTTCGTACATTCTCCCTTCCCCCTTGACGATCACGAAAGGGACGCGGTCGCCTTGTTGAGGCTCTGAACCCGGTGCCCGCGCCCTGATCTTGTCACGGACCGTCACGTGAGGCATAGGCACCTTGTACTCGGATGCCAATTGCTTGCTCATCAATAGCTTTTCGATAGGCACTTTGCCCTGTATGAGGATCTTGGCGGCTTCTCGCGCAAGTTCGATTGCCGGTCTCGGATCGCTCGACTCGAGAATGAGTTCGAGAAGCCTTTTTAGGGTTTCCCTCACAAAGGGACAGCTGTCACGCCGAACAACCTGTAGGCCCTTGACGTCAATCTTCTTGAAGACTACCGTCCCGTCCCGTCCCTTTTCGTACATCTTCGCCGCGTAGCGCTTCTTACTGTAAAGTACGTACGGACAGTAGACCTTCTCCAATTCTAGATCATTCGGCGCCTTGAAAAGCTTCGTACACTGCTCTGCAGCCTGTTCACCCTGCTCCCATGAGTAATCGATCGCCTCTTGTCCCTTGCGTCCCTGAACGTCAAACTCAACCATCACTGAGTCCGTGTTCTTGACGATCATGCATCCGACGCCCGCTTGGAAGGTGCCCGCATCGGTCTCGAGATCGTACACAAAGCCGTCCCAAGACTCGTGAAGGACCCCTAGTTTCTTGACGACGTTGGGATTCTTACGAAACGATGATTTGGTGAACGTAAGCCTGAACACATTGGTTTTGTCCTTGCGTGTATTCAATGAGACTCTGTATCCCATGGATTTCAGAAACATGTAGTACCACTGGGCCGTGACCTGATTCTTTGTATCGATTCGAAGGCACCCACCGACCTTGTTGTCGCGGCGACATCCATCGCTCGCCCATAGACCTTGAAAGAAGGATTCGTGGCCCATAGCCTCGAGTGGGACCTTCTTTGCTTGTCCATCGTAGCACAGTGCTCGCCAAGTCTTGACAAGGTTGACAACGTCACCGCGCGGCGAAAGTTTATAGACACCAGAGCTCTCAAGTGTGTCCATGATAACAAACTTGTAGTCTGGGTAGACTACCTCAAGAATCTCTTTACAATTATTGAGTAGATCAAGGTTCTGATTGTTGATTGCCCAAGTAGCCTTGGAACCCGAAGGGCACTGATAGTGACCACATGAACCGTCACCGACAAACACACCGAGTACGAATAGCATGTCACTGGAAAACCCGTAACCACCGGCCGTCTCTGGAAAACTGTGAAAGAGCTCTTGACCTTCTATGATCTCAGTGGGTTTGAGCAAATTACACGATGGGTCCAGAAGTGAATGGTCCTCCGTCACATCCACTAGTCCCGTATGAGTCAAGACGCGGTAGATCTTCTTTTGGCACTTGTGCCTGATGACGCGCTTGATCGGTTGCCATCCGAGGTGTGTCCAAGCTTCTAGACCTGTAATATCACACTGCTCTTTGTCTGTACCATCCTTGAGGAAGCCTGGATAGTCGGTCCATCTGTCTGCGATATTTTCGATTTTTTGAACGGACACCAGTTCGCCACGTCGGACCAGCACTGGCGTCTCTGGCATCACAGAGTCCCCGTACCGCACCTTTGCGCCAGGGAAGTTCGCCTCGACGTAATTCTTCGTCTCCTCAATCATTTGGCGTCCCCTCATCGTGACTGTGGATGCGATGGCGACGCACGGAAGCATACCCTTGGAAGCGCCAGTGAAGCCGTAGATGCTGTTCATGCTGATCTTGTACGCAAGTTGCTGAGCGTTATAGACCGTCTCCATAGGCGTCCC